CAACAAGAACCTAATATTAGAAACAATCAGACACCGTTTACGTATAGTCATAGGTCACCGTTTACTTATCAGAATCCTAGTAATGCACGTCAACCTTCTACGTATCAACATAGGTCACCGTTCACTTATAGGAATCCTGTAAATGCACAAGAACCCAATATAAGAAACAAACAGAATCCGTATCCTTATATTGCAGCTGCTCAAGAACCAAACATAAGGAATGCACAGACACCGTTTACGTATCAAAGAACTGGTCAAACAACTGTAACATATTCTCACAGGTCACCGTTTACGTATGCTAGACAAGGTCAGACACCAACGACTTATAACCATAGAAGTCCGTTTACATATCAAAGAACAGGTCAGACACCAACGACTTATCAGCATAGAAGTCCATTCACCTATTCAAGACAAGGGAGAACACCCGAAGCAAGATGGGATGGAGTGGTATCACAACAATGGCCTGCAACACCAATCACATCATAGGAACCTACCCGACAGTGAACAAAGACCCCTCGAAAGAGGGGTTTTTTTTATCTTACTAAATATAGGACAGATATTATGGAGATACCATGCAGAAAATTGAAACCCTAGAACAAGCAAAAGAATTAATAAAACCTTATGACCCTAAGATAACCTCACAAGAAAGACAGGCCATTGGTAATTTTCATCTTGGTGCATTTAATATAGAACCAGGCTATTCAAAAACTTCAGAAACCTATAAAATACTTGAGTGGATGTTCAAAGAAATTCTACCACCAGTAAAGATTGCAAAGTGGAAAGACTTTGAATATCTAAGAAAAGAAAACAGATTTGGTGGGTTCAATGGATTAAGAAATGAGTCAGTAACTTATCACAAGTTTTTACCAGTTGGTTATGCAGAGAAACCTAGAAAGGTAATTCCAGGCGTAGCAGGTATGGACATGAAAGATTCTAATGGATATGTAGATATAGATACATTAATCGATTGGGACACAGTTGAAAACAGAGACCAACATGCAGAGGGTTCATTGTTGTCTATGTATTATCACGGTGCAAAAGCACACTGGCTAATTCAAAGTATCCAAGAGGAAGGTTTAAGAGCTCCTATTCAAGGATATGTTGTAGATAATGGTGTCACTGGTATGAATACTGAATCTACTTACACATTTAGAATACACCCAGGCTCTATTCGTTCGGGTGTCTTTGAAGAGATGCAAGACAACGATATGGAAATTATGGTAATAGATAATTTTGATGTTGTGAAAGTTGAACCGACAAGCCTTGACAGCGTATTAGAGATGTGGTATACTAAGTTAAAGAGATTAGACAAGCAATACCATTGTTCATTCACATATGTGGATGGTTGTATTGAATATAATACTGCATTAATGGACTTAGATTTCAGAGATGAAGTACATGCATTTAACAAACAGGTCTATGAACTTGCAAAAGGTAAACCCCTAACAATCTATATTGGACATGATAGTAGACATGGAGATTTGTCTAAGTGTTCTAAGTTTGCAATCCTAGAAAGTATTAAAAACGGATTTGGTAGAGGTTGGATGCATGACCAAGTTAAATGGGAACCCGAAGTTAAAATACTTGACATTTCTAAGATTCCCGAGTATACTAGAGAGTATGCAAATCAAAGTACTGAATTTACATACAGTAGATTCCTAATACCTTACTTAGAGAACTACGAAGGATTTAGTATCTTTATTGATGATGACTTCATCTTTAATAAAAGTATACTACCAATGTTTTACTACTTAAACCCTAATGATGCTGTTGCATGTATACAATATCCACAATACAAACATGATGAAACAAAGTTTGATGGTGAAGTTAATATAGATTACCCTAAGAAGCTTTGGTCTAGTATGATGGTATTCAATAATGGACATGAAGACTGTAAGAAGCTAACACCCGAAGTTGTTAACACTTGGACAGGAAAACAGCTACATCAATTTGAGTGGACAGATAAAATCTCTAAAATACCCGAACATTATATCTTTGTAGAAGGATATGATAACCATGAAGAAAAGTACAACTACAGTGGTATACATTATACACGTGGTGGCCCATGGGTAAAAGGGATGGATTATTCAACCATAAATAATCTTGAAGACTTTTTAAAAGTGAAAAGAAGATTGCCAATTGGCGATTAGTATGTTATAATATTACCGAGGAACTAAATTATGAACGCATTTATATATGACAGTGAAGGAACTTTATTCATCCGTAAACCTAACGGACTTGAATACAATTACGATTCTGTAGACAAACCAGCTTTTGATTTTGAGTTTGATGTTATCATCTATGATGATATAGAAGTTAAAATATTAAACTGGGAAGAAGGTCTAGCTTTTGACCGACAACAAAAAACTGCACTCTCAAAAGAAGAGTGTGAAATGATTGAACAATACATTGAGAATAGTGAACCACCTATAGGTCACAGTCTCAATATGCAATTTATCAATACTCTTTATAGTACAACTAAAGATTACATCGACCAAGAATGTAAACAGTATAACTTTGATAATCTATCTGAAGTTACTTATGCTGGTAGAGAAGGTTCGAATCATCCACATAGAAATAACGCTAGAAGAGCAATGGAATTTGCAGATGCAGTTAACTCTGTTTTAGACCAACTAGTTCAAGAAATCCAATCTACTAGAGAAGACTTCTTAAAAGACTATGACGCTTATCAGAGTGAATTACCTAGTCCATATACGCCAGAAGATACTAGGCCGTAGTCAATGGGGTTTAACGTTGAGTTAGAGTTCATTAAAGAACCTTTCCATATCAAAGATATGCCTTTGCAAAAGGTATACGTTTTAGATGATTACTTATCTACAACGATGCATCATTGTATTGATGATAGGATAACTAGAAATTCTTATTGGGCAAAAACTAATCAAGTAAACTCAGACAGCCCTACAGGACTACCACACCATAGTTTTTGGGGTGTTGGATTCTTTAGAGGTGAGAACCAAGAAATAGAACGTGGTATGGAACCTAAAGATACATATCTTATGAATTGGTTCAATAGAAAGTTACAAACAGACTTCGGATTTATGTGGGAGAGATTTCAATACTTTGGTTTGAATTCTCAGACTCAAGGACTAGAGGGAACAACACATGCAGATTGTGAGCCTCAAGATGATTGGAATCTTTCATTTTTATATTATCCAAATAAGTTTTGGAATGATTCTTGGGGTGGTTCTTTAAGAATGTATGATAAAATGCAACAAGGAATACATGGAAGAGAAGACCATATTAAAAATCATCAAGTTGCAGAAGTGTATTTTAAACCCAATAGATTATTAATATTTGATGGAAGAATACCACATGGTGCAGATGCACCAAAACCAGCTGCAAGGTATATGGATAGACGTTCTTTGGTTATAAGAGGAGATGAAATTAGTCTAAAGACTTTATGGGGTGAAGATGCCTACGATTGAATTTACATGTTATGATAAACAAACCACGGAGAATTGGAGACCAGTTCTAGCAAAGAAAGTAGTTCCCGATTGGTGGAAGACTATGAAGGTTCAAGAGAATGTTCGTGGTCACAAAACTCAGACTATAAGGTCATGTCCTGCTATGGATGACTGGTTAAAGACTGGATGGTTAATTTGTGCAAAGAAAGACATGCAAGTATTTGTAAGTGAACATTCTAGTAATTCAAGAACAGACCCACAGGACAGACTTTCATCACCAACACATCCAGCTGGACAAGCAGGTCATCAATTTACTTACTTATCTAAAGAAGATGCACCAACAAAAGATGCATTCAAAATGAAAGCACCATGGAATATTATTACTCCGCCAGGCTATTCTTGTCTATACTTAGACCCATTTCTATTTCAAAATAAGTATTTTGCAACATGGCAAGGTATGATTGATACAGATGCATTTAATGTTAATATGGATAACTCTCAAATTATCTTCTATCCTAAAACAAATAAAGATTTTATAATCAAAGCTGGAACACCATTAGTTCAAATCATCCCTTACAGAAGAGAGACTTGGAATGCATCCTATATAACATACGACAATCAATCGTGGCAAGAGAACAGGTCAGTTAGAACTACCCATAGAGTGGGTGAAGATGGTGGTAAACTAAAAACAATGGATGAATGGAATAGGTCACCCGAACTTAGAGAAGAGAAAAGACATATTGAAGGAATGGCTGGTGCCTATAGAAGAATTAAGTATTGGAATGAGAAGGGAAGAATGTTTAAAGAAGATAATCCACCACCCGAGTGTCCTATGCATAATCCCGATTTAGTAGAAAAAAATGCAGAAGTACAATTAGATTTATTCGGAGATACAGATGACAATTAGATTAGCATTCCCAACATTCATATTTGAAAGAAATTTATTAGACCAAGAGAAGTATGGTAAAGATGCTGTCTCCAAAGAATATATAATGACTCTTAAAAAAGAAATGGATGCATGGAGAAAAAGAGACCCCAAGGGTAGACAAATATCAAACAGGTACACTGGTTGGCAGTCTCAAGATGGGGTAGAACAACATCCAGCCTTTGCAAAGATTGTTAGATGTATTGAAACTGCATTGAGAGATGAAGTACAACAATTCTTCAGAGTTCATCCCGACGATGCACAAGTTAAAATAGACAATACATGGGCAAATATAAATGATAAAGGTGCATGGAATACACCACATTTACATAATGGTTGTTGGTATAGTGGAGTTTTTTATATACATGGAGACGGTGATGAAGGTGACCTACAACTAATCAATACAGACCCAAAGGTAGTCGCAGACCATCCTACCAATGCTAGAATGCACGAGAGTATAGGATATCATCCTGTCACTGGAAGACTTATAATGTTTCCTAGTGGTGCAATGCATATGGTAGAACCCAATCCTACAGACAAAGAAAGATACTCAATTTCGTTCAATTGTAGAGTACATCAAATTTCAGCTTCCCCAAGTAGAAGAGACCCTCAAGGGACACCACCCAATGAGAATGAATTTACTTTTGAATTAGATGAAATAGGTAACCCCATACTGAACTGATTATTCTAAATAGTAGTATGGAAATTACTATCACACCTTATATCCTATGGAATATAATTACAGTCTTTGTTATTGTACCTATAGGTTTCTTACTTAGGAATACACTACAAGAGGTATCACGCCAAGGGATTCTTCTCAATAAGACACGTGAAGAGATAGCCAAAGATTATGTCACACGTGAAGAAATTGAGAAAGATATGTCTAAACTATTAGACCAAATGAACCGTATCTCTGATAAAATCGATAAACTTACTACTAAGACTTATTTCCAAGAATAAAAAACGCATAAATAGTATTAAACAGGAATACTATTATGGCACAACCAAATTCAAAAGCAACCCTCAAGGAGTACGTTAAGAGAAAACTAGGCGCACCTGTGTTGGAAATCAACGTAGATGATGACCAGTTTGATGATAGACTTGATGAAGGTCTACAATACTTTAGAGAATACTGCTATGATGGTAGTATTAAGTGTTATTTAAAACACCAACTTACACAAAGTCAGTTAGATTCATTCAAGACAGATGAATCACATTCAGCTGCAACAGCAGGTGGTCATGCAGTAAGTAATCAAACATATAAAGAACAACAAAACTATCTTACTCTACCCGAACATGTGTTATCTGTTTTAAACATTTTACCATTCAATGACAAACATAATCTAAACATGTTTGATTTAAGATATCAATTAAGACTAAATGACTTATATGATTTAACTTCAACTAACGTTCTGTATTATGAAATGGTACAGCAGAATATAACAATGATGGATAACATCCTAGTTGGAAGAACACCTATTAGATACAACATGCATTCTAATAGATTGTATCTAGATTTAGATGCAGATAGTTTAACAGCTGGTGAATATCTAATCATTGAATGTTACAGAAAGATTGACCCAACCGATATGACAGATGTCTATGACGATATATGGTTAAAGAAATATTGTACTGCATTAGTTAAGTATCAGTGGGGTGAAAACCTATCTAAGTTTTCGGGAATTGCATTGCCTGGCGGAGTCACATTAGACGCTGCACAGATGAAGTCCGAAGCACAAGAGGAAATTACAAGATTAGAAGAAGAGTCTAGACTGAATTTTGAAATGCCAGTCATGGACTTAATGGGATAAAAACATGCCAACAAACGTATTTTTTAACCATGCAGTTAATACTGAACAGATGCTATATGAAGACATCGTTGTTGAGTCACTTAGAATGTATGGACACGAAACATTTTACCTACCTAGAGAAATTGTAGAAGAGGATACTATCCTTGGTGAAGATGTACAATCCAAATTTGGAGATGCATACTCAGTAGAAATGTATCTAGAAAATACAGATGGGTTTGAAGGTGATGGAGATTTAATGTCTAAGTTTGGTGTCTCAGTTAGGGATACTGCAACCTTTGTAATATCATTAAGAACATGGGAAAGATTCATTTCTTTAGATTCAAATCTCACCACATCATTAAGACCTAACGAGGGAGATTTAATTTACTTCCCTATGAGTGGTTCAATGTTTGAAATCAAATTTGTAGAACATGAGAACCCATTCTATCAAGTCGGAAAACTATTTGTATTCAAATTACAATGTGAGTTGTTCGAATACAGTGGAGAGGATTTCGATACTGGAACAGTAGTAGACTTAGTAGAAAACGAACAGGCATACACAATCGAAATGGTTGTTTCAAATACAAGTGGAGAATTTACAATTCAAGAAGTTATAAATTACAGTGGAGCTGCAACTGGTGAAGTTATTGGTTGGACGCCAGGCGCATCAGACGAGATACGTAAACTTACTATCAAGGATGTTACAAGAACCCTTGCAGTTGGTGATACCTTGGTTGGTGCATCAAGTGGTAAGACAGTGGTCATAGAATCCATTACAGACGTTCTAACGTTTGCAAATGATGGTGATGCACAGAATAAAGACTTCGAAGATAAAGCAGATGGATACCTAGACTTCTCAGAAACAAACCCATTTGGTGAGGTTACATAATGATAGAAAAAATATTAGCAGATAGATTAAATGTAGATATATCTACAATCACAGATGAGTCACATATTGTTGATGACTTAAATGCAGATTCGTTATCAGTAGTTGAAGTAATTATGGACATTGAGTCCAGTTATGATATTAAAATAGCAGATGAAGATGCAGAAAACCTATTTACAGTTGCAGAAATAAAACAGTATATAGAGGACTATTCATAATGTTTGGTACCTATTTTTATAATGAAACAATGAAGAGAGCTGTATCAATTTTTGGTACTCTTTTTAATAACATTACAATCAAGAAAGTAAAATCAGACGGTACGGTACTCACGGAACAAAAAGTACCCATAAGTTATGGGCCAAAACAAAAGTTCTTACAAAGATTAGCAGAAGATGCCAACCTTGGTGATGGTATGAGAACTGCAATCAGTATGCCTAGACTTGCATTCGAACTTACAGGGTTCGAATATGATGCAACTAGACAACAAAACAAACTAATTAGGAGTTCTAAATCACAGTTAGAGACTGCAGACACAGGTAAAAGAGGATTCCAATATCAACCAGCACCATACAATTTAACATTTAGTCTATCGATTCTTGCAAAGAACATGAACGATGCACTACAAATAGTAGAACAAATCCTACCATATTTCCAACCCGAATACACAGTTACAATGAAGATGATTGACTCTATGGTCGATTACAGAGACGTACCTATCATTCTAGGTTCTGTAACAATGGAAGACCAATACGAAGGTTCATTCGAAGAAAGACGTGTGATTGAGTACACATTAGAGTTTACTATGAAGTTATATTTCTTCGGCCCAGTATATACTGGTGAAGTTATTAAGAATGTTATTGAAAGAACATACATATCAGACGGAGTGCAAGGTCAAGTTAAGACTGCAAGTGGTTTATTCACTACCAGTGAGATAGACGGTAGTGGATTGGTTAAAGAAGTTAAACATTACGAACCAGCATTTGCAGAAACAACCTCAACTGCAGTAAATAACTCCACCACAGTATCATTTGCAACGGCTATAAATACTAAGATAAGTGCAAACGATGAAGTATTCGGTACCAATTTAGGAACGAATCCAACAATCTCAAGTATTGCAAACGATAAATTAAGTATAGTTGTATCAAGTGCAGTGACATTAGATGCAAAAACTAAACTTAAGTTTGTTGGTTCAGTTGACCCAACTGATACATTCGTTGTTGCAGAAACGGTAACATTTTATGATGATGGTTCTACAAGAAGCTTTGCAGATGATAGGACTACAGATGCGAGTTAATAATGACAAAAGACACGATAGATAAACAGTTAGATGATGTCTTAGACATTCACACTGAAATCAAAGCAGAAGTAGAAATACTTCCCAAAAAATTACCTACTGTTAAAGACAGAGGTGAATCAATAGTAAACGACTACAAATATGCAAGAGAAAATCTCTATGGTCTTGTAGAGCGTGGGCAAGATGCAATCGAAGGTATCTTAGATGTTGCAAAGGAAACAGAACATCCTCGTGCATATGAAGTTGCTGGACAATTGCTTAAAACGGTTGGTGATACTGCAGAAAAATTATTAGACGTGCAGAAGAAATTAAAGGAATTAGAAAAGGACGACGAAGAGAAACGGATTGGAACACAACACAATCATCTATATGTCGGTTCAACATCCGAGTTACAGAAATTTCTAAAGAAGAATAAGTAATGGTACAACCTACAAACGAGGGATACTTAGGTAACAACCTCATCAAACGTTCGGGTATAGAACATCAATATACCGAAAAAGAGCTTGCAGAATACATGAAGTGTTCTGAAGACCCATGTCATTTCATTGAAAATTACACACAAATTATATCACTAGATGAAGGTATGGTACCTTTTAAGCTTCGTGGATATCAAGATAAACTTATAAAACATTACGATAGTAATCGTTTTAATGTAGTACTTGCATCAAGACAGAGTGGTAAATCCATCACTTCTTGTGCATACTTATTGTGGTTCTTAGTGTTTCATCCCGAAGTAACTGTAGCCGTTCTTGCAAACAAAGGTGCAATTGCAAGGGAGATGATTGCACGTATTGTTACTATGTTAGAATCTGTTCCGTTCTTTTTACAGCCCGGCGTTAAGATTCTAAACAAAGGTTCTATCGAATTTGCAAATGATTCGAAGGTAGTTGCAGCTGCAACGTCATCATCATCAATTCGTGGTATGTCTATCAATCTACTATACTTGGATGAGTTTGCATTCGTAGAAGACGCTGCAACGTTCTATACTGCAACATATCCAGTTGTTACCTCGGGTAAAGATTCGAAGGTTATAATCACCTCTACTGCAAACGGTGTAGGTAATATGTTTCATAAGATATATGAAAGTGCAGTACATGGACAATCAGAGTATAAAGACTTTCTTATTAACTGGTTTGACGTGCCTGGCAGAGATGAAGAATGGAAACAACAGACTATTGCAAACACATCTGAAGCACAGTTCGAACAGGAATATGGTAACAGTTTCTTAGGAACTGGTAATACTCTTATCAATAGTAACACACTATTAGAAATGAAAGCAGTAGAAGGAGAGTATGAGAAAGATGGTTTCGTTATGTATGATAGACCAGTAGAAGGTCACGAATACATATGTACAGTTGATGTTGCAAAGGGTAGAGGAATGGACTGGTCGACGTTTAGTATCTTCGATGTGTCGGTTCAACCCTTTAAACAAGTGG